ACAAATTCCTCATCGTTTGAACCTTCCTGTACTTTTAGGAAATCTACGTAATTCTTTAACGGGATTTCGTGTAGTGAGGTTGGTACGTTTATTTGCAATTCCATATCTGTATAACTTATTTTTTTGTTAGTTGTTGCACGTAGTTATAAGCCTCTCGTAACATCGTCAAATGTACGCGCATTTTATCAGGGTTGTTAAAGATTATTTTTATTCGTTTTCCGGTACGCTGCCTGATATACTGCTCTACCAAATAACACATTGCTTCCGTGTAGTTCTCAGCCATTAGCGAATGTTATAAGTACCGTAGTTTTTCTTTAGGCCTAGCGTTTCCATCTCGTGGTATCTCAGCGCATCAATTCCGTGATCCAATCCGCCTGCAGGATTTCTACCTCTGTTTCCTGATCTGTCAACATCCCAGCAGTAAGCGCGAAGTTCTTTGATTAGGTTCGTGCTTTGTTTGGTTACTAGGTATTCCTGTTGCTGCATTACGTCAATACCGTAGTTAATTGAATCCTTGCCTTTCGTTACGCCTTTGATCGTCTTTCCGTAGCGTTTAATCTCATCAATACTTTTCGGTTCTGAACTATCCGCGTAAATAATAACGCCAGACGGAAGCACCTTTGCTATGTCTGAGTTTAGCATCCCTGTACGGTAAACTAATTCGTTTACTATTCGCTTGCCGTTCCAATTATAAATTTCTATCGCTGCCGTTGGATCGTTAGTATATCCAAAGTCCAAACCTATACCTACCAATCGCGCATCTTCCGGAACCTTGTCAATCTCCTTCCAATTCTCAAAGATTACGCCCTCAAGCATACCTACTTCGCCTAAACCATAAACGCGCCACCAATTAGCCCAGTAGTTTGAAGTAACTGCTTTGTCACGGTTCTTCTCTATTTGTGTGACAATACTCTGATCAAGCGCCTCATTGTCTTTGTACGTTAAGATGATAAAATCAGCATCCGGTTCGTGTTTTAGTTCCTTATGTACCCAGAACTCATTTGCCGGGTTGAAGTCTAAATATATTTCGCGCTTAGTACGTATCGAAAGCTCATTGTAAGATTCAAACGTAATATTGTTGCACTCGTTTATGTACAGAACGTCGCGCCTTGCTCCTCGCAATTTGCTGGAATCATCTGCGGAAAAGAACTCAATGTAAGATCCGTTTTTAAACGTATAGGTTAACAGGGATTTGTTGAACTGCGATTCTACATACCGGTTAGTCCAGCGCATAATTTTCAAGAAATCTTTAAGGGCTCCGCGTCGCAAATGCGGTATTGATTCAGCAACTACGCTGATCTCTGCGTTAGGTTGTTTAATTGCTCGGTCTATAAGGATTGGCAATATACCGAAGGTCTTTCCTGCTGAAGTTCCTCCCTGTATAATCTTGATCCGTTTTTTTAACGAAAGTATTTTGTTAATTGACGTCGTTCTCTTGAACATCTGGGAATAAAGGTATTTCTACGTTTGTTTGTTCTATCTGCTGAAGCGGTGCTCCGTAACCTGAATCCATCAAAGCCTTGTAGGCAGTTACGTCTCCTTCTCGGGCTTTCTTGATAAGCGCTAACGTCATTAGATCTTCTTGGCTCATCGTTTCGCTTTCTCCTGTTAATGGGTTCTTAAGCGATTGATTTACTTCTAACCATTTACGTGCTATTGTGCTTCTGTTCTTCGCTCCCTTAGGCCTTCCGTTTGGGTTTCTGATCTCTCCTTTTTTAGCAGGTATTAAATTTTGTTCGTTTGCCATTGTTCTAATTTTATTCTAATTATTTTAATTCAAATGATGCGGTAATTCTTTGTTTGCTATTATTATTGGAATCATTGTTTCCGTGCAGTATTCCTGTTTTAGCAACTAACCTACCTAAATGTTTACAAGCCCATTGATTTGACTTCTTTAAAGCGTTAATTAAACTCGGTGCGGATGTTACAATTGTATAACGCCATTTATCTCGTTTGTACAATTTACCTACTTCATTTAATAATTTCAAACCAATGCCTGCTCCTTGATAATCTGGCAATATAACCAATCTGTGAACGTTTTTAATTGTTTTAGCTTTTGGATGCGGTAGATGTAATATACTGATAAACCCTGCAACTTCATCATTAACCGTAGCTACAAATACATTAGCTGCATTATTATGCGAATGACTTAAATAGTGGTGCTTAGCAAACATTTTCCAGATGCTTTTATCTCCGTAATTGAATATTTCAAATTTGATATCTGGTCTATTTTTTTTTTGCCCTTCAAAACTTTGAAAGGTCATCGTATCGGTATTAAATACCCAATCAGGCAGTAGCCAATCTTGTACGTCAAAATGACAAGTAACTGCTATGAATTTTTTATCCGTCTTTCTAATGGCTTTCTGCATAGCAAAGGAACCAATCTGCGCTACGTTTCTATCTACTACGCTGGTAAACTCATCAAATACAAATAGTTCGTTTTTTTCTAATATAGCACGAGCTAAATCTACTCGCATCTTTTGTCCATTACTCAATACAGAATACGGTTTTAACCAACTCGGTGGACTTGAGAAACCTACTGAATTGAAAGCTGCAGTAATTTCTTCTACGCTACACTCTTTTGGCATATCGTCTAAAACAGTCTCTGCATTATATTCGTATGCGGTTATGTAAGCATCTTCAAATAGTTGTTTAGCTATTGTAGTTTTTCCGGTTCCGCTTTTTCCTACGATTAAACCTACTTGCCACTGATCAGGTATATTAATATCTCCTTTAAAGTGTTCGACTACGTTTTCAGATTGCAAATCAAACTTACCAATAACAGAAGCCACCCTAAATGTTTTAGTTGGCTTTACTTCTTTTATAATGTCAAAAGTCGGCATTCGTAACCCTCCTCAATTAATTTGTTATACGTGTTTTCTTGGTGTTCTTCATCCTTACAAATAACTTCAATACGGTAAAGATTATCAATAGTGCTACTTAAATCTTTCAGCTCTAAATCCTCATCAGCATCTAACATAACAGGAAGGTCTAAACCCCATTCGTCTAACTTTTCTGTGTCCCATTCATTTGCTAACATATCCCAGTCCCATTCTCCAAAGCCTAAATTATCTTTTACAATAAATTCGTCTTTCTGTTGCTCGGTTAGGTTATCAGCCTTGACAATATACACTTCTTTCAATCCGGCTTCTTTACAGGCTTTCAAACGCATATTGCCGCCTAAGACAATATTGTTCTCATCCACTACGATAGGACGTAGCTCCAGCATTTGAGGAAACTCCTGTATTGATTTGACTAACTTTTTAAACTTATCGTCTTTTATTAGTCGCGGGTTCTTCGGGTTACCTTTTACCTCTGATATTTTTACTTTGTTTACTTGCATTTTCTGTTATTTGGTTTTGACAAACTGCTATTCTTTGGTCTATGTTTGGGTATTCGCGCACCATTACCGGATCCATTATGCAACGCTGCATAAATTCTCCGGCCTGCTCCTTTGGTAATCTTTTTGGTATTGGCATTAGATATTAAATAAATGGGAATCTATTTTGTTGTAATAACTTTGGGATCCGTCTTTTTGTTTGCGGATCATCTTAATAGTTAAGATACGCCCACCGAGTGGCTTTGGTGGTGCCCCCCTTTCAACGTGCCAACCGTGATCTCCATCTCCGTACTCTTCTTTATAGGTACCAGTTAGCATCATATGTAAAGGTCTTTGTTCGCTTCTGTATCCGTTTTTAGGGTTGTGTACAATACTTTCTCTGACATCATTACGTGCTGAGTTCTCGTGAATGTGGCCCATAGTAAACACATCAAAATCCTCATACATTTCTAAAGCTCTTGTTAAGTTCAAAGCACCTTTGGTAACTACTCCACCGCCTCCAGATCCGTGGTAATATTTTACTTTAGTGCTTAAACGAGTGCTGCCATCGTGGTTTTTAATGATCAACCAACCTCCGTAACCACCTGTCTGAACATTTGCTCCGGATCTGTAATTAAGTAAATCAACAAAACGAGTTAAGATATCAGTTTCTTGGTACTTAATAATTCCTGTTTCGTGGTTTCCGTAACCAATTACTGTCAAAATGTGAGCATACGGTAAAAACCATTCAACCGCAGTTTCAACAATCGAATCTAAATAACGTGCGTTGTTATGTTCCGGTCGGATATCTGATTTGTTTCTACGGTTATCGCCTCTTCCCTGCATAAGGCAAAAGGTATCTCCGTTTAAAAATACTTTGATATCGTTCTTTAAACAATAGTCAAGATGCTGTTTTAATAGCTCGTGATCGCATTTCGGGTTGTCCCAGTGTACATCACTAAGGAAAGCTATTTTAACGTCTTTAGAATCAAAATTTAATTCGTGTACGTTTCTTCCGTGTTTGATTAGTTTCATCCTTCGTAAGTGGCATAAACTGCCTTAAGGTCATTCATAATCTGTACCCAGCAACTTGAGCAAGTAGTAGGGGATTTTCTTTTGTTAAATACTCGCTGGTAAATATCCAAAATCTGCTTTTGCTCAGTAGGTGTCAAACTGTACTTATTATTGATATCTAACTCGGTAAGGTAATTGTACTCCTGCTCAGTTAAACAATTAAAGTACGGAAATCTTTGATTGAGTTTTTCCTTACGTTCATTGCATCCGCAATCATCTCCTGCGATAAATTTAACTACTGCTGCAATACCGGTTGCTTCTAATACATTTTCAACCGTATCTCCTAATCCTTTTGCTTTCTTTGGTCTTGCCATTTTGTTTATTTTTTAAAGTGTTCTCTACTTAAATTAATTAATTCGCGTTTTAGCGTTTCATTTCCTTTTTCTAATATTCTATTTTCATCATTAAGCTCTTGGATTCTTTCATCCTTATACTTTAATTGCTTTACAGTGCTTTCAATGTAAGCATTCAATACTTCTAAAATGTGTTTCATATTAATTCAAAATCGTTATTGTTATAATCCTGCCAATCTTCGCCGAGCGCTTCGTTGAGTTTTTCCTTGCATTTCTTGATCGTGTAGAATATACTGCGCGTTCCTATGCCAACTTCTTTGCTTAATTTCCGAAAGGAATACCCCGTATCGCGGTAAAGCATAAATATTTGCCTATCGTAATACTCCCAGCTTTTCATTTCTTCGCGTATCTTATCTTCAAATCGTTCTAATGCTTCCCATTTTTCCGTGTTTTCCTGCGTTCTAACAGTGTTTTGTATGCTATCATATGGAATTATATCGCTGGCTTCTTTTTTCGTTATGTCGTAAAACATATTGCGAAGCGTTACCCACATCAAAGCGCGGTTTATTTGGCCGTTTTCAAAATACTTTTGCGGATCTCCAATCTTCATTAGCTTAATGTAGCACTCCTGTACTATGTCATCAGGGTAATCGGTACCAAAAGAACGTACAATGGCCACCCATTCTTTGTGATGAGCGGCCATTACCTGAATCCAATTATGTTTTGTTACTTCCAATCTAATTCAAAAATAACGTTTAAAATCATTAAACCAATACCTCCGGTGCTGATCAACAATCCAAAGCCAAAGTTGTCATCTATGTGAACTTTAGCCTTTAGTTTAGTAAGTCGCTTCATACGTCTCTAATATTTCTTTATACTTTTTTACTCTTTCAATACTTCTGTTAACGGAATCTAATCGGTTTGCGTATCTTTTATATAGCTCATCCGTTAGGCCCATCATTTTTAAAGCATTGATTGAATACAAAATTACTTCCTTTCTTTGTTTAAAACCGCTTAAATATCTATCTGTTGCAGATACAATATCATTTAGCTCAGTAAAATTAACATCGTGCTCGTAATTAATCTTCATTAACGTGCTATCCATATCAATAAAACGGCCTTTAGCGTGGCATTTATCGCAGGCGCAATCTCTCCAATCTTGAAAGTAAGGCTCGTAATTCCCTGTAACTTCTTCCATATAACAGCCCTCGCCGTTACACATTTCGCATTTTAAATAACTAATTGCAATCATTATTTCGTGTTTTAATTGTTTGAACAAATATAATAATAATTTTAATTATACTAATCTTTTTAAAATATTTGCTAATCGCTGCAGGGTTGGCGTTGATAGGTTTTTGCCGCGTACAAATAAATAAATGTTTGACTGATAAAGCTGGTTCTCTACGCAGAATGACGTTAAACTACGTCCGGATAGTTCTAAGTGCTTAATAAGGGCAGCGCGAACAATATCCGCGCCGCTACCGATTATTTCTAGTTCTCTGTTCATATCAGAATGGCAGATCAGAATCAATACTATCTCCAATTGGCGCACGTTCAACTGGCGCTACATATGGCTCACTAAATGAAGCAGAGAAGAAACTTCCGTTTTTTCCTTGCTTAACCCACAAAGCTACCTCCATCTCTTTACCGTTTACGTTTACCTTTCCTTTGTAGTCAGGTTGTTTTTCATTCGTCTTTTTGTCGTTCTTAAAGATTGCTCCTGTGTTTGTTTTGTTTTCCATTTTGTTTGTTATTAATCGTTTAAAAATTCTTCAGTTTCAAATACGTGTATACCCTCAACTATTTCACTACCTGCGTTAGTTACCATCACATAAGTATGCGGGTTCTTGTTATCGCATAACCATTTCATTAATGGCTTAACTGCCTCTTCAAAGGACTTTGTTTGTTCTTCGGGCATCATATACTAAAAATTAAATTGATTACTAAAATAATTGCTACTGCCGTTACAAGTAGCATTGTGCAGATTGCTGCGAGGTATTCTTTTTCAGGGCTCATAGGTTTAAGTTATCTTCGTTTATTAATTCACGGAGTTTATCTCTCCAATAGTCGGTTACTTCCATTTCTGCATCAGTAGCTTCTCGGTTTTTAATGTATCCGTGTTTAACTACCGAGCGCATTTCTTGGTCAAGCTCACACATTGCGTTCTTCCATTTCCATCCATCGAGCGCGCTTTGCAGTTCTTCGCTTTCATCGTGGTCAAAGTGTAGTGTTGCTTTCATTGTTCTTGTTGTTTAGTTTAAAAATATGCTCGTCTTTCCGAGCCGTCAGCGTTCTATTGAAAACAGGAGTTGTTGCGCCTATCCCTTATTACATTTCGTGTTTAGATATGTGGCAATTTTTACCCCTTATCCTTGTCCAGTTTTTTGCGCAATAAACTTGACATCTGCTTTCAGTTTCTCAATGTAAAGCGTGGCATCCATCAGCTCCTCCTGTAAGTGATTCAACCAATCGGTGAAGTTTAAATCGGTTCGCGTTAACATTGTACCATACTTCTCTATTCCTCGTTGTGATCGTTCTGCGTACTTCGCTAAAACTGCCATTACAATCGGATCTTCTACTTGCTGGTTCATCTTAATTAAATTGGGAAAGTTCGTCTTTAAATACCAACTCGGTTACCTCTTGAATTAAAACCGGATCCTGATTGCTATAATTGATTATGTAGTGTACTCGCATTTCCTGCAGCAGGTCTTTTATGCGTTCTTCTAATAATTCGAAATTATCATCGTATATATTTATCGTAGCTACAAAATACCGGTTTACTTTCTTTCTCATTGGTTCATTAATTGGTTGTATAATGCACATCCTATTTGTATTTTTTCTTTAGCGCGTTCAATATCCTGCTCATTATAATCTATGAAATATAGCTTTACGCGTTCGTCTTTTGGTATGTGATCAAAATTGTGCTGGGCTTCTACGTATGCGCGTATCTCATCGCTTTCTCCAATTACGTTTTGCTTCCAATGCTCGCGGCGTATCTCATCTTCCAGAATCAAATAAGGCGTATTGATCAGGCAGTAAGCTACAACGGCTTGACGCTTGCCTGTTAACATCATATAAGCCTGCATCTGCCAATAGTAGTCGGAATTTGGTAGCTCATCCTCAAAGAAAGGAAACGTAGCAGCGGACCAACTAACCTTTGTATCAATTATTAGATGTTCTGTAATTACGTCCGGAGTTCCTTTGATATATTCGTTCTCAAACTTTTCTTCGTTTTTTAGTACGAATCCTAAATCCATTACCTCAGAAACCAACTGTATCGCTTCATCTTCTGTTTGGTTGCCTTTGTCTGTGTATCTGGAATTAAACTCTTTGTAAATACCATACTTATCCTGCAATACAACTTCCTTAATGTAGCTTTTTGCAGTTTGAGAAAGCAGCTCCCCTTTTGATCGAGGAGTAGCCATCATCTTTGCTAGTGCGCTTGCTCTTACTTTCATAGCGCGTTTAGTATTTCAACCTGCTCAGCAGTTAAACTAAAATGCTTCTCTAGGTTGGCTCTGGAAAAGTTGCCGGTACCGATTGCCTTAACGGCCTCTTGAAAGCGCTTAGCATCAATAGCAGGTAGTTTCTTTTCGCTTTTTACTTGCTCGCCTGATCCGTCTGTATCTTTGTCTGTTACCAAACCAAGTGCTGCGCTCAATGCGTAGCGACGGTAGTAAGTTACACCAGAGCCAAATCCTTGATAATCATTCATACCCTTGAGTTGAACGTAAGGAATCAAAACGCTGCTTGTTAGGTTCTCGCCTGTTTCAGCGTGGTATACGATAGTTTTAATGTAGTTGGCGCCTTCAATAGTTTCAATTAACTGAGTGAATCCTAGTCCGTGTTTAGCTAACAACGGATTGATTTTTTCAAAGATAGCAGGAAGATCAGCGTAAGAATAGCCAAAGCCTTGCGTTGCTTTGTGAATTACAGGTACTTCTTGTTGGAAGGATGCTAAATGTTTAAATAGATTTTTCATTGCATTTTTGTTTTTAGGGTTATTAAATAAAATATATTCTTGAAAGTTTATAGTCAGTTGTTAAGTGCATTTTTGACATTTGCTTTGTTAATGTTTGCAAGTGCTCTTGTTCTTGCTCTTTAGTGTTTACACCTAAGACATAAGATTTGCTTGTTTCTACTTTGCCAGTGTGTAAGTTTTCGATTTCAGTTACTAAGGTTTTCATTTGCATATTGTTTAAATGTTTCAACAAATATAATATTATTTTTTAATATAAAACAAGTCCGAATAAAATATTTTATATTTTTTTTATTTTTTCCTTGTAAACTGCGATCAGTTTGCGGAGTTCTTCTTTATTCCATCGCTTTTCTAAATGCGCGCGACCTTGCAATTCAATTAATCTTTCCGCTCCTATTCGTTTTTCTATGCCGATTTGATAGTTAAGTAGGTTGCCTGATAAATAAGTATTGCAGTGTTCGCATTGTAAATGGCAGTTATCTTCATCAAACCTAACGTTTGAGTGTCCGCCTTGGCTATAATAGTGCCCGCAATTTTCTTTTTTAGCTGGTTTATCGCAGCTTATGCAGTTCTTTCCCTGATCGCGTAGCCTTATGTATTTGTTAAATACAATCTGAGTAGCTTTTAAAACGTCTTGCGTTGTTTCTAAATCTGATTGCATTTTCTTCTTCGTCTTTTTCCAGCTCTGATCTTTAGCCTGAGATACCCAAACTTTAACGCATTCCGGATTCAAACAAAACTTTTGGTTAAAGCGCACAGGCTCAAACTTCTCTTTGCAGTTCTTGCATCTCATAAAGGCAGTTGTTTTAAGATTTTGTAAAGTACATTGACAACGATTGAGTTTCCTGCTTGTTTGTATGCTTGTGAGTCGCTTACCTTCCAAGTAAATGTATCAGGGAAGTCCATTAATCTAAAGCATTCTCGCGGCGTTAGTCTTCGGATTTTATATCCATCCATTGTGCCTTGGTTGCAAGCAGTATCTAATGTTTGCGCAACTCCTTTACCTACCCTTCCTCTTCGTGTTTCGCTATTTGGTACACTAAAATTTATTGAATCACCTTCGGTTGCCTCTTCATATCCTTTGGATGTGGCGGATTTGATTAATACATTACCAGGCTCACCACAAGCAACTGTTAATGCTGATTTTTCTATATCGGCAAATCTATTACATTGTGTATTTATATTTCCTTTGCTATCTTCACAAGTGTAATAACTTCCAAATTTCACCAATGTTTTTATTTTTTCATCACTCAAAAAATAATTATCATCAACATCAGTTTCAAGAACGTCTTTTAATCTCTTGGTCAAATGCTCTTCTCGTGGGAATTGAAATTTGTTGTCTTGATCGTCTCTGATGCCAACCAAGAAAACTCGTTCACGATTCTGAGGAACTCCGTGATTCTTTGCATTCAGAACTTGCCAATACAAATGGTATGCAGCTGAATCATCATAAGGGAATAAAACTGGAACTCCGTTAACTGATTTACCTCCAAGCATATTCACCCACTCTTGGAATGTTTTACCTCCATCATCCGAAAGCAATCCTTTGACATTCTCAAATATAAAAAATCGTGGTTTGTTTACCTGAATAAACTCGTGTGAGTTAAAAAACAAGATACCTCTTTTATCGTCTTTACCTAAACGCTTGCCTGCTAAACTGAATGCTTGACAAGGCGGTGAAGTCATATAGATGTCAAGTGACTCGGTTGGAATCTCTCGCTCATATACATTAGTTGGGTAGTATTTAGGCTCACCATAGTTGTGAATGAATGTATCTCGCGCATATTTATCCATATCGCAAGCAAATGCTTCTTCGTAATTTACTCCTAATCTAATTAATGCTTGGTTGAATGCGCCAACACCACTAAAGTCGGATCCTACTCTTAATTGTTTCATAGTTCAATTTCTTTAAATTTTAGTTCGTTTTTAAGTTCGTCATATGCAACCCTGAGCTGCGCGTTACGTTTTGCAAGCTGGTTTAGTTCGCGGTTTAAACTAATTATTTCGTTTTGCATTTCGATTAAAACAAGTTCGGTTTTGAGTAGCATTGCTTCGCTATCCTTTCCGCCGTTAATGTAGTCCTGCGCTTCCGGCTTTTCCCTTTCGAGTTTTTCCCTAACGTTTTTAATTCTTTCGCGCACTGTCCAAAGTACGTTTTTTGCCCATAGTATTTTTAAATCTAGTTCCATCTTAAAAAGGGTTTTGTTGTGATAATCTTCGGAGCTTTTCCGAAGTTGTTTCTATTTGTCCGTCTTTCGGTATTGTCATTTGCTTTTCGTTTGGTCTGTATGCCGTAAGCGGATCTACTCCGTTTATCTGGAATCCAATTCCAAAATTAAAATCGCAAATTACAGGCGCATCTAATGCTGTGTGTTTGCCTCCTGTTTCAGTGTCTTTAACTTTTTCAACACCTACCCAAGTTTTAAATTTCATTTCTGGGTGTTTAATTAGCCGGTGTATTACAAACATATCATCGCAGCGATTTAGAAACGCCTTGCCTCCTTCTATGTGATCCTTTAGCGGTGGTTTTAAATGTCCTTTAAATTCTCCTTCTGAATACAGGTTGCCGCTTCTTCCGCTTTCGCTATTCGGGTGCGTGTTTATGTAAATTGTCATTCCTGTTTGGTTTGCGAATTGTCGCGCGCGGTTCATAAATTCGTAATTACCTGCAAAACTCATTTCGCGATCAAGTCCTGTAAACGGATCAATCAGACCTACATCAGCGCCACTTTTTTTGAATAGCTCTAAAATTTCATCCGGTTTGTAAAGTTTAGAGTTATCTATAAACGTAAACGACTGCTCTAAAAATGCAAGGTCTCCGCTTATTTGGGAATGGCTTAGTTTGCTAAAATGCTTACCTCTGTACATCTGTATCATATCGCGCAGGATTTGACCTTTTTGGTTTTCGCCTGACCAAATGCAAAAATTTAAATTATGCCTAAGAGCTAAATTTAAAAAGTACCAATTAATCCAATACGTTTTACCTACGTTATCGTGGCCCAGAATTATATTTAGTTGTTTAGGTTTAAATCTTAAATGCTCATCCAAAAAACAGTCTAAGCCTAAACCCTGCTTTATTTTGCCATCTCGGACATCTAATAAATATTGTAGCGAATCGCCTTGTTTCAGTATCATAACAACCCTTGTTTTCTAAAGTGAGCGTAAATTCCTTCTTCTTCTTTTACCGGTTCTTTAGGTAAATATACAAGAGTATTATTTAACGTTGATTTCCAATTTGATATTTTGCGCTGTTTTCCTTTTTGGTTTGTACTCCAGTCATTCTCAATCCAACTAAAATATTTCATCCTTACGGCTTCCTTGTTTATATCAGGAACTTTAACTAGAGCGTAAGCGACAAATTCATCTATACTAGGTATAGTTTTATTATCATTATCATTATCTTTTTCTTTATCGGCATTTTTGGCATCATTTGGTATGCGGTCAGATGCGGTGGCATCCCATCGCTTGCGAGCGTTTTCGCTATTACGTTTACAAATGCCCTCGTATTTTTGTAAATCTCTTTTTAAAGTTTGTTTTATAGGTTCAAAAACAACTTCTGTAAATTGATCGCTTTCTGGGTTATTATCATTAACATACTCAAGTATGTGTTTAAATAACTTTCCTGCCTGTTCATCGGTTAATTTGTTTATCGTATGGATTAAATCCGAATACAATATAAACCCTTTTTTGTCTTTTGCCATCTGCAACATTTTAGCAATAAAAAAGCCCATCAAGTTTCGTGGTTGCAGCACTACTCCTTAATGAGCTTTCAATAATGTCTTTAATTAGGTCTGCAACACCTGTACAAATATAATAACTATTCTTCTAATAATTTGTCAAAGCTGAAATTTTCTTTTACCCAAACACGAAACGCGCGTTGGATATCTACCTGCTGCTCCATTGCTTTAGGATCAGAATAGTTAATAATCAATCTATCCGTCTTTTGGATCTCCTCCAGAAACATTGAGGCCTTGCGTTTGATGTTATGCTTAAATACGTTAGCGTCGTTTAAATCTTCGATATAATCGCCTAATACCGGAAGTATGGCAGTTAATACGATTAGCTTTTCTAAATTGCGTTTTACCGCTTCTGAGTATTGTTCTTGGTTCATAGGTTATTTATTTCGTGTTTTACTTCTATATAATATTCTGTAACATTTCTATTTTGCCAATGATGCCCGTGTAAAGCCTCCAATATCTCGTCCACTGCGATCAAGGCGCATTGTTTAACTTCAAACATAGAAGTGTAGTTTTGAATATATACAAATTGGTATTTGTCAATCAATTCCTTTGCTTTTTCTTTCGGTGTCATAGCTTTTCAATTTCGTGTTTTACTTGTTTCCAATGTTCTATCCCTACTTGGTTATTTCCCCAGCATAGGTTTTGGACTGTCTCAACTGCAACAAGCGCGCATTGTTTGGCTTGTATACTGCATTGTATTTCCTCTGTATATTCTTGGCAAATAATATAGCATTTACTATATATTTCTTCCGCTCTTTGTTTTGCTTTTTCTTGTAGTGTCATAGCTTTTCTAATTCGCGTTTTACTTCACTCCACCATTCAAAATCTAAATGGTTCAATAATTCTTTATTATTTAATATCTCATCAACTGCAATCAATGCAAGTTCGTTAGCAATATGACTTATTATATAAACACCATCCATAGGGTATTTCATTTTATTTACTAGCTCTATTGCTTTTTCTTTAGGTGTCATAACTTTTCTAATTCGTGTTTAACTTCGGTATAAAACTCATCTACATAAAATTCTTGCAATAGTAATTCAACTGCAATTCTTGCGCACATAATAGAATCCTCATAGAACTCATCGTGCATCAACACGGATGCAAATTGCTCTACTAAATCTAATGCTTTTTCTTTCGGCGTCATATCTTTTCTGTTTGTAGTTCGTATAATCCTTCTTTGATCCATCGCTTAATTCTGCGCAGGCCGTCTAGGTTGTTTGCTTTTTGAATATCTACAAAGATATCTCTAGGCTCCGGAACGTATTGAAGAGTAGCATCGTCAAAAATATTTGCTGCTTCTTGAATAGTTCTGAGATAAAAGCGATCGTTCTTAAGCGCTTCGTGCTGCCTATAGGAGTATATCATTGTAGCGTGATCCCTGTTAAATAATTTACCTAGTTCCGACCAAGCGTATAGGTTTGTATTTCTTAACTTATAAACTAAGTATTGCCTAACATACGCCTTTTCTCGCTTCCGGCATTTCTTATCCAATCCTTTTTCTTTAATGAATTGAATAACTAAGTCTAAATTAACGTTGCTCATCTGATCCGAATTTGTCGTTGTAAACGTGGTTAACGTATTTATCAAAAGACGGTTTAAGCTCGTAACTTTGCTTTTGGTACGTTTGATGGTTTCGTGTTTTAGCATCTAATACAGGATAGCTATTTGT